GATCCTGATACAAACTTACTGGCAATCCCAAAAAAGTAGGATCTATCTGCACACTCCTATAACTTAAACTATATGTAATAGAACCTGGTATAACTCTAGCACCTTCTTTAAAAAAATGAGTTCCAAAATTTTCAATCTGATTCTGTAATATTGACTGTAGAGTTGTTAATTCTCTAGCCTGAACTGAATATCCAGGTTTAAAAAGAACTTTGTGAAAATCCTTATCTGGATCAAAGTCATCAAAATATGGAGTTCTATTTAAGTTAGTTTCTTGTGGCATGAGAATTAAAACTGTAGAATGACTTTAATATCTTCCTTTTGATTGGAAGTTCTGATCACAGATGGCCTATTATCAATATAAAGTATGTCTCCAGAATATTTTTCAACTTCTGGTAAAGAAACACCTTTAATAAAAGTTTGTCCAAGATAGTAGGTATTGTTATTTATCTCTGTCGATATACCTGGATTATCACTAGTTCCAAATGTTGTTTGAATTGCTAAATTACTTGATCCACCAATAATTGTAACAGAACCTCCAGTATCTGGACTTGAGGTAAAATTGAATAATTGATAACCATACTTAGGAGTTATTGGATTGTTATAAGCATCTCTCTGAGTTGATATTGATGGTGTTCTTTCTTGCCAATATTTTAAAACTCCAGTCACGTTATCCCAGGATGCAACTTTTCCAACAGATGTTGAACCAACGCCTATGGTTTGTGTAATCTCGGAATCTAAAGTATAAGTGGTAGATGTTGTAATGCCAGTCAATTTTAATGCATATAAAGCACTTGCTTTTTGTTTTGTCAACACAGTAGATGAATTATAGAATGTTGGATTTTTGATAATTCCAACTCTAGCAAATTGATTTCCAGTAATAAAATCGGGATCTATACTATCATTTTCAAATCTAGAATAGATTAAAACTCTTGTAGCACCAAGTTCTCTATAAATATCAAATCCATGACCACCTGAAGGTGGGATAATCACTGTAAATTCTGCATCTTTGTCTGTTGATCCATTTACAATCCCAGCAGATTCTAAATCAACCGTTGCATATGTATATCCAGATCCACCATTTGTTATTGATATTGATGAAACTTTTTGGTCAGCACCAACAACAACAGAACAAAGCGCACCAACTCCATTCCCTTTAATTGGAACACTGTTGTAAGTATTTGGAGTATAACCTTGTCCTCTATTTGTGATTAAAGCAGTTTTTATTTGCTCACTGACTAGAGTATTATCTCTTACCGCCGCAACATTTGTATTTGATGACCAATTTCTAGGAACTGGCATATACGAGGTAGAATCAAATTTTATTAATTCCGATGGTTTAATTGTAAACAAATATTTCCACACATAACCATCACCACTAACTCCAGCTGACCGAGGTTCGAGATCAACAAAAAGAGGTTCATCAATTGATGGTTTTCCCGAAGTATTTTCTGGATCTGTACCATTGTTAATACAAATATAAACTCTATAATCACTATTTACGACATAAAAATTGGCATCATATAAATTTGTACCACCACTATTTGGTGCAGGATTGTTGGCAGAATAATCATGCCTATACATATCATAAGTTGTTCCGGATGTCCAAATTATTTTTCTGATAACTTTTGAAATATCCGAATCATTTAATTTTTTTAAAGCAATTACTGTATCCCAAAAATTGTTATATTGGTCAAAATTATCTACTGGACTAGGAGTTGATGTGTCCCAATTCGAATCTACCTGTGATGGATTTGGTAACCCTAAAAAAACATAGTAGCTATTTGAACTCGTTGATGCTATTCCGGAAATCAAATTTTCGGAATTTAATATTCTAAACTGGTTTGTAATTATCGCAGACATTTAAAGTTTTTTATTTATTTATGATGTATATAGTGACCTCATTGGAGTTGCTCTTACAATCAATGGAGATGTTCCTAATCCTGCTATGCCATTAGTCAAATCAACATCGAAAATTTGTGGAGTTGATCCTCTATCAATATTATATATTCTACCCCAACTAAATCGACCAAACATTTGACTAGTTCCTGTGCCAGTCAAATTATTAAAAGATGTCACACTTGTTGTGACTCTCAATATTTCATTAGTGTTACCAATACCAAGTGCAGGTGAAACAACATTTTCAACTTTATATGCTTGATACACATTATCAATATAAGTTGATCCTATACCCAAAATTGATGAATCATTATTCAAAGATGTCACTCCTTTTCCAATGTTAGATTGTGATATCACAAAATAGTATCCAGTTTGAATACCAGACATTGTAACTGCCGATCCAACTTCATTTATATCTCTTAAAACCGAATCTTTTGGAATAAAAAAGTCAAAAGTAATTCCAGTAGATACTCCTGATATATTTGTTGTACCAATTCCAGTAACTATACCAAAATCACCTTCATATGACACATTTGTTACTGTTTCTACTTTAACCGGTTCACATTCAATTAAAATTTTTGGAGGGTTTGATTCGGTATATCCGGATCCTGGATTTGTAATTACAATAGAATTAACCGTTCCTATTCCACTAATCAAACAAGTAGCAACCGCAATTGATCCAGAAGAGGGAGTTGAAATTGAAATTATGGGAACTGTTGTAAATCCAACTCCACCGTCACTAATAATAATATCTGAAATTGTTCCAGCTATTGAAACCACTGCAGTGGCAATAGCATTACGTTTTTCATCTTGATTAATAATATTTAAAATTTGTTTTGATGATGGCAAAATTTCTGGGGTGTAATTAAATAAAAGTCTTGTATTTTCAACAAAAATAACCGTGCTTCCAATTCCAACAGGTCTAATAATATTTGTAATCGGAAAAATATTAGAATTTAATTCCTCTCTGCTCTTTGAAATAAGAGTTTCATCAAGATAAAAATCTTCTTTTTGTTTACACCATTCTACAGTTCTAGTTATATTTGATAATGAATTAATTCCAGGACCAAAATATGGATTTGTGAATACTGCATCTATGAAAGAAATTTCAGAAACAACTCTTGATGATTGGGTATAAGTATCTTTAGTAGACCTAAGTCTATCAAATAAGGTTAATTTATCTCCAACTTTTATTGTTGGTTCAACTTCTACTTCATCTACATCGGTATCAGATCCTTTAAAAAATAATACTTTGACTTTATCGTCAAACTTAGGTGGTTCATAAAATTCTACTTGTGATCCACCATCAAATTTATAAGATTCTTCAGGAATTTGTAAAATGTCATTAATAAAAATAAGTATGTTTTGATTTAATTGTAAAGAAGATCCTCTCGCAGAAATAAAGTTTTGCAACTCACCATTTTCTTTGAGTTTGAATGTTCTTTTAGATCCATCAAATTCACTATCAAAATCATCTAAAACAACAAATTGTCCCGGATACCAAGCACTAAAACTATCAGTAAATACTTCATCGACAGTAATTCGAAACGGTCTATAAGATAAAGATGTATAAGTTGGGATTCCTGTTGACCCACCAATTGGAATAGTTAAAATATCACCAGTTGAATATCCATATCCACTATTGGTAATAGTAAACTCTGTAATACTATTACCAAATCCAACTATAATATTTGCGAAACATTCAGTTCCTACTCCAGTATTTGATGAATCATAAATTAATGAAATATTTTCATAATTCAATGGGGCATCAATAATTATTTCTGGTGGATTTGTAGTGGTATAACCAGCACCTATATTAGTTACGGCAATTGATACAATGTGTCCATTGTTAGCAAGTGCGGTTCCAATAGATATATTTCCTGTAGAAGATGCCACAGAAACTACAATTGATGTTTGAATTCCGGGTCTATATCCAGACCCACTATTTCCAATTGATATTGATTGAATGGTTCCGGCAATAGAAACAATTGCAGTTCCTCCGGCAGCGACTAAAGGTTGGAATCCATATCCTTGTGTTGATCCAACAGAAACAATAATTCCTCCTCTAGGAATACCTGCAGTATTAATATCAAATTTCATTGGACCTATTAATCCTGTTGTTGTTAATCCAACTTTATTTCCACTAAAGAGAACACTAGAAATACCAGAACTTTCAATAACTTCATAGGTATAGGTTTGTGCAATTCCTGTTGCAGGATATTTTGGTTTTTGAAATATATTATTAATGAGAAGAATACCTGCGGAAACAGAACTACTAGAAACAATTCCAGAAATATTTTCTCCCTGAGAAGTTAACTGAAAAACGTCTCTAATACCATTAAATTGATTTGAAATGTCATCAAATACATGATTGTTGTAATATGCAGTTACAGAAGATCCAACTGGTTCACTTCTTAAGAAAACTCTTCCTTGAAAACTAGAATATCTTTCTAAATTATTTGGGTCACCACCATGGGGAGCTTCGATGAAATAAATCACATCATCTACTATATTATAATCGCCAGAATATTTGGTAACTGTTGTTCCTAAACTGTGAGATGTGCCAATTGTTCCGAATTGTTCTCTGCGACAATAAACTCTATTTGTTCCACCAATTCCAATATCATATAAAAGTATAAATTCATTGTCAATCTTAACTAAATCTCTGGCATAAAATCCAGTAACATCGTCCAAATCAATAAAACTAAAACCATTTGATTCTTCAACGATTGAACTTAATGAAGTAGTTCTATTTGTTGGAATAATTGGACTTTGAATTACATTATCAATACAAACTAATGCTTTAGAATTGGATTTATAATTTGATGCAAAAACATGCGAGGTTCCAATCCCAACAGAATTTATATTTAGAACCTCTGGAATTTTTTTAAGTGCTTTTTCTGGAGTGTCTGTGACTTGAATTAAACTATCACTTAATTTTACTGCATAGAGGGTAGAAGGAAGAAGAGATGTTGTTCCTATACCCGCAATAAAAGTTGATGCAATACCAATTCTAGTATCTAAAGAGACTGAAGAATAATCAAG